GAAGAACTACAGGTAGAAATAGAACAGACACAAAAAGATCCACAAGAACCCGTTGACGTTCAACAGAATGAAGATGGTAGTGTTGATATTAATTTTGATCCATCAAAGGTTAATTTAGAACAAGGTCAAAATCACTTTTCAAATTTAGCAGAATTATTACCTGATAATATTCTTTCACCTATTGGTCAAGAGTTGTCTGCAAACTATCAAGATTATAAATCATCAAGATCAGATTGGGAAAGAGCTTATGTATCAGGATTAGATTTACTTGGTTTTAAATACGAAAATAAATCAGAACCTTTCAAAGGTGCATCAGGTGCAACACACCCTGTACTAGCAGAAGCTGTTACACAATTTCAATCATTAGCTTACAAAGAATTATTACCTGCAGGTGGACCTGTACGAACTCAAATTATTGGATTACCAACACCAGATAGAGAACAACAATCTCAACGTGTAAAAGATTTTATGAACTACACTATTATGTCTGAGATGAAAGAGTATGAAGCTGAGTTTGATCAAATGTTATTTTATTTACCCCTATCAGGATCTGCATTTAAAAAAGTTTATTATGATGAAGTTATGGGTAGAGCTGTTTCTAAATTTGTACCGGCAGATGATTTGGTTGTGCCTTATACAGCAACATCGTTAGATGATGCTGAAGCAATTATTCATATGGTTAAAATGTCAGAGAATGAATTACGTAAACAACAAGTGGGTGGTTTTTATAGAGACATAGAATTAAACCCATCTTACGTAAATGAATCAGAGTCAGAAAAAAAAGAGAGAGAACTAGACGGTACAAAAAAAGGAAGAGACGAAAAAGTATTTACCTTGCTTGAGTGTCACGTGAATTTAGATATTGATGGTTTTAATGACGTCAATGCTGAAGGTGAGCCAACAGGAATAAAACTACCTTACATTGTAACAATAGAAGAAGGATCAAAAGAAATTTTATCTATTAGAAGAAACTATGAGATAGGTGATCCAACTAAAAGCAAAATTAACTACTTCGTACATTTTAAATTTTTACCTGGACTTGGTTTTTATGGTTTTGGATTAATTCACATGATTGGTGGATTATCTAGAACTGCAACATCAGCCCTAAGATCTTTACTTGACGCAGGAACCTTGTCGAACTTACCTGCTGGATTTAAAATGCGTGGTATAAAAATGAGAGATGAAGCACAAGCCATTCAACCTGGAGAGTTTAGAGATGTAGATGCTCCTGGTGGAAACTTACGAGATGCTTTCATGACTCTTCCTTTTAAAGAACCATCGCAAACATTATTATCACTTATGGGTGTCGTGGTACAAGCAGGTCAGAGATTTGCTTCAATAGCAGATCTGCAAGTAGGGGATGGGAATCAGCAAGCAGCAGTGGGCACGACAGTTGCTATGCTTGAACGAGGCAGCAGAACAATGTCTGCTATTCATAAAAGATTATATGCCTCGATGAAAAAAGAATTTAGTTTATTAGGAAGAGTTTTCAAATTATATCTACCTCCAATCTACCCCTACGATGTCATCGGAGGACAGAGGCAAATAAAACAATTAGACTTTGATGACCGAGTAGATATATTGCCAGTTGCAGATCCAAACATTTTTTCCCAAACACAGCGAATTTCCCTCGCTCAAACGGAAATGCAATTGGCTGCCTCTAATCCGGCTATTCATAATCAGTATGAAGTATACAGAAACATGTATGAAGCGTTGGGTGTAAAAGATATTGATTTAATTTTAATAAAACCACAACCACCAACACCAAAAGATCCAGCGTTAGAACACATTGATGCTTTAGGAGGCAAACCTTTCCAAGCTTTTCCTGGTCAAGATCATCAATCTCATATTACAGCTCACTTATCTTTTATGCAAACTAACATGGTTAAGAATGCACCTGTTGTTGGAGCTGCAATACAGAAAAATATTTTAGAACACATCAGTTTAATGTCACAAGAACAGATAGAATTAGAATTTAAAAACGAGTTACCACAATTAGCACAGATGATGCAGATGTCTCAACAAAATCCACAGATGCAACAACAAGCTATGGCTATGCAACAACGTATAGAGGCAAGAAAAGCAGAGCTAGTTGCTGAAATGATGGAAGAATACATGAAGGAAGAAACAAAAATTACTTCTAAATTTGGAAATGACCCTATTGCAATGTTAAGAGCAAGAGAACTAGACCTACAAGCACAAGAAAACTCTAGAAAACAACAAGAAGGTGAAGAGAGAATTAACCTTGATCGTATGAAAGCAATGATGAACAAGGATACTCAAGAAGAAAAACTAGAACAGAACGAAAAATTAGCAAATTTACGTTCTGACACCTCTATTGAAAAAACAATTCTATCTAATGAACTAAAAAAGGACAATTAATGATTGATAAAAAAGAAAAAAACACTTTAAAGAAGCATAAAAAACATCATACGGCAAAACACATGGCATCAATGAAAAAAAATATGAAAAAAAACATGAGTTTTAGTAAATCACATAAAAAAGCGATGCAAAAGGTAGGTAGATAATGGCTTGGTTTAGTTTAGCAAAGATTGCATTACAAGCTGGCGGAAAAATTTACGCTAATAAACAAAGAACTAAGATGGCTATGTCTGATGCACAATTAATGCACGCAGAAAAGATGGCTAGAGGGGAAGAAGCTTACCAAGGTAAATTATTAGAGGCAAGACAGAACGATTACAAAGATGAATTTGTCCTTGTAATAATTTCAGCACCGATTATAGTGCTTATGTGGGCTGTAATGTCGGATGATCCGGCAGCAATGGATAAAGTAAAATTATTCTTCGAATATTTTCAAACTTTGCCTAAATGGTTTACAAATTTATGGATACTTGTAGTTGCAAGTATTTTTGGGATAAAAGGAACACAAATATTTAAAGGAGGCAAAAAATAATGGATAAAAAAATACCAAAAGACGAAAAAGGTTTTAATAAACTACCTGAAAAGATTCAAGAACAAATCAGTCCTAAACTTGCGAGAAAGTTTAAAATGGACGGAGGAATGATTGATAAAAGATCACCTTTTATGGGTGGTGGTATAGCTTATGCTGGTGGTGGAAGAGCTATGAAGAAAAAAAATAAAAAAATTTAATGGCTAAACTTTGTCCAAAAGGAAAAGCAGCAGCTAAAAGAAAATTTAAAGTATATCCTAGTGCTTATGCAAACATGTATGCATCAGGTGTATGCTCTGGTAAAATTACACCAGGTGGAAAAAAAGGTAGTCGTAAGAAAGCTGCTAGTGGTGGCTTCATGGCTAAAAGAATGAACCGTTATGGCTGAAAAAGGACTTCGATCCTGGGTTAAAGAAAACTGGGTTGACATTGCAAATAAAAAATCAGATGGCTCTTATCCTAAGTGCGGTAGAAGCGGCGGAGAGAAAAGAAAAAATTATCCAAAATGTGTACCTATAGCAAAAGCTAGAGGAATGAGTAAAGGTCAGCGTGCTGGTGCCGTAGCAAGAAAACAAGCTGTAGGCAATACAGGACCTAAACCATCAAGAGCTGCAACATTTGCTAAGAAAAGAAAAAGCATGTTACTGGGAGGCTTAGTATAATGCCTGACGCAACTATATCTAGAAATAAAAAAAATTACAGACCTACAAAGTCTGGAGCAGGCATGACAAGAGCAGGTGTCGCTGCCTATAGAAAAGCAAATCCTGGTTCAAAATTAAAAACAGCTGTGACTGGAAAAGTGAAGAAAGGTTCAAAAGCTGCTGGTAGAAGAAAGTCATATTGTGCTAGAAGTGCAGGACAATTAAGAAACTCTTCTGCTAAGACAAAGAATGATCCTAATTCTCGTATCCGTCAGGCACGAAGAAGATGGAAATGTTAATATGAAAAAAACAAAAGCAAAAATAAAAAAAGTAATTAAAGGTTTAAACAAAGCCTCTAATTTACATGCAGGTCAAGCTAAAGTATTAAAAGGAGTTTTAAAAAAACATGCAGCTAGAAACAGTAATCGTAAAACTAAATAGACTTCTAAGTCAAAGACTAGAAGATTTAAGTATAATGGTGACTTCAGGGTCTATTGACACAATGGAAAAATACAACTATATAATAGGACAAATTAAGGCACTAGAATCAGTGCGTCAGGAACTCTCTAACCTGCTAAATGATAAGGAGCAAAAAAATGGAACAGTCGTCGACATCAAAGATACACCTACCCAATAAAAAATTAGTTGGTGTAGAAAAACCAAAAGAATTAAAAGAAGATACAAATAAAATACCTAACCCAACGGGTTGGAGACTTTTAGTATTACCATTTAAAATGGATGGTAAAACTAAAGGTGGAATACACTTAGCAGAAACAACTTTAGAAAAACAACAAGTTGGTTCTCAATGTGGTTTAGTTTTAAAAATGGGTCCACAGTGCTATACGGATAAAGAGAGATATCCAGAAGGCCCGTGGTGCAAAGAGGGAGAATGGGTAATGTTTGCCCGTTATGCAGGATCCAGAATTAAAATAGAAGGTGGAGAAATACGTCTGCTAAACGATGACGAAGTTTTAGCAACTATCGAGAGTCCAGAGGATCTCTTGCATGAATATTAACCATAGGAGGAAACTATGCCAGAA